ATATACGTGCTTCAGAATAAATCTAACTTAGATGAATTATATATTACATACAATATAGATACTCAATATAAACCAACTACTCCACTAAAAGATACTATTTTAGTACATAGAAAAAAACAATCTAATACCCTATATACAATCAATGCTTTAAACGAATTAGTTAAAGAGGAAAATGGTGGTAAATTAGATAAGAGTTTTGAGATAGATTGGGAAAAATTTAGAAACACTATTATAGTGACAAATACCGAAGGAACTAAGAAACTTAGTACAAGAATTTTTGAAGTAATAGAAACTTCTGAAAATACTCCTCAATAAATTTGGTAATACGAAATATTATTCGTATCTTTGAATTAATAAAAATAAATAAAGGTTATAATGGCAAAAAACACACCCCCACAATCAAGTGGCCCTAAGATTATAGGCCAACAAGTGAAGAATCAACTTCAAATGAACATAGCTCCTAAATTGGAGACTAAGGATGATGAAGTTGCATTTATCAAATATGATAATCCACAAATCATAGAACAAGTCGAAAAAGAATATCCGGAAATGACGGATGAGTTTAAACGACTTATGTTTACTCAATACGAATTGTTTTGTCTAAAACAATCAAACTACGGCCCAAACAATATTTCGGTTGGTACTAAATTAGAAACTGCTGAGGATAAGAAATTATCACTTACGGGATTATGGTTTAGAATGAACGATAAAATCCAAAGATTAAAACAATTGGTAGTCCTAAGTAAAGAGGATTCAGTTGGGGAATCAATAGAAGATACCTTTCAAGACCTATCAGTATACGGAATTATTGCACAAATAGTTTCTAATGGTAAATGGGCAAAATAAACGATAAAATATTTGGATATATCAGATAATAATCGTATCTTAGCTTAATAATAAAACATAAAACTTAAAAGATGAAGTATAGTAAAAAAGAATATTGTGAAAATTGTAACGCTATATTAGGTTATGAATGCACATTTAAAATACCAATGGATATACATTCTAAAGGTATTCTTACTCTAGAACACTGGGATGGTAATCCTAATAATAATTTAGCAGATAACCTATTAACATTATGTGGTAATTGTGCACAATATAAAACAAATTTATATCAAGATTGGTTGACACCTGGTAGAAACCTAAAAAAAGTTGAAGGTAGAAGTTGGATAGACCCTATTGATTTCATTTGGAAAGATTGGGTTGCATATTGTAATTCACCTCTTTTTCCTAAAATAAAAAATAATATTGGTATTATTGTTGGTAAAACCGGTCAAGGTAAAACATTTTCGATTACAAAGTATATGATACCTGAATGGTCAAAATCAAAACATAATCTTCAATTAGTTATAGTATCAGCACCACAATGTGGCATTTTAGATGAAATTGATTTTAGAGTGTGTGCTCAAACAAATGGTTGGATGTTTTCAGAAAATCCCCAAAGTACACTTGAACTTTTAGAAGATGGTCATAAAGTAATTCATATCTCAACTCATAAAGGTTTAGTAAGTAAAAATGGAAAAAATCTTATAAAATATTGTAAAAAAACTAAAATTAAACATTCAATAATCATTGATGAAGCACATACCTGGTTATGTACTGATTTGGAACTTTATAAAAAAACAGTAGGATGGAACACTAATGATTATGCTGCGGTTCTTTATAATTTATTATCCGAAGTTAGTTCATATAATCCATATGTATTTGGATTAACAGCAACTCCAAACGGTCAACAAACAGGAAAAGTACCTATTAATAATTCACACACCACTTTTCAAATTATAAACAAAAGTTGTCCTGTACAACTTTTATTACCAAAACAAGCTTGGATTAAAGAACACAAATATTTAAATTTAGGAAATATAGAAGAAACGTTTGGTAAAATAAAAAAAAGAATCATTGAGATAGAAAATTCTAAAATAATTACTGGCGTTAAAAAAACTCTTTTATTATCATGTGCTATTAGTGGGTATGGTAACCCATACGAAGTAGATTCTGTATTAGAAAGAATAAATAAAATTTATTCGGATTTAGGTATGGAGGGTGATTTTAAAGTATGCGTAATGACAAGCGGAAGAAACGAATCATACTCACCGGATGGTAGTATTGAACAAGAAAATGAAACTTCATTAAAAAGAAAACTCAATAATAACGAAGACCCTCTGACTGTAATTCTTGTTGTTCATAAAGGAACTATGGGAATGAATATCCCTACTATGAGTGGAGTAATGGTATTAAAAAGAACGGATAAAGATGATGGTGAAGGATTGGCACTTACTGAATTTGCAAGACAATTAATTGGTAGATTGGTAAGAATGAACGTAGTTAATCAAAAATTATTAAAAGAACAATATAATTACGATTTCTCCGAATACTATACAACATTATCAGATGATGAAAAGAGAAATGCAATTGAAGCTAATTCTTTCTTTGTAGATATTCCTGCTAATAACGAAATGTGGGAATTAGCTATTCAAGAATTTAGACATAGCTATGTTAATAATCTTGAATTTGCGATTGAATCTTTAAATAAATTATAAAAAATATTTATACGAAAATCGGAAATTCGTATATTTATATACACACACCGCGAGTAGGAAAGACTCGTAAATAAAACCATAAAACAACTTAATTTTAAACACTTAAACGGAGAAAAAATGGCATTAGACATTAACGCAATTAGAGGTAGACTAAACAAACTACAAAACACACAAAAGAAATCGGATGCATTGTGGAAACCAACACCTGGCAAATCCCAAGTCCGAATCGTCCCTTACAAGTTCAACAAAGATAATCCTTTTATCGAACTTTATTTTCACTACAACGTAAATAACAAAACTTATCTATCTCCAATTTCATTTGGTAGACCTGACCCTATTGTTGAGTTTGCAGACAAACTTAAAAGAATGGGTGATAAGGAAGATTGGAAAGCAGCAAAGGCTATGGAGCCTAAGTTGAGAACCTTCGTTCCTGTTATTGTTCGTGGACAAGAAAATGAAGGAGTTAAATTTTGGGGATTTGGTAAGACAGTTTATCAAGAAATTTTGGGTTACATTGCTGACCCCGATTACGGAGATATTACTGACCCAAATGCCGGTAGAGATTTAACAGTTGATTACATTTCTGCGGAAGATGCAGGTACATCGTATCCTACGACTACACTGCGTGTTAAACCAAATCAAACACCATTGGCAGAAGGTGGAGACCTTCAGAAATTCTTAGATAACCAAACTGAGATTACTGAATTGTATTCCGAACTTTCTTACGCTGAATTAAAGAATGTATTAGAAGGATGGTTAAATCCATCTGCAACATCAGATGATGATGGTACAACTTCAGTCGTAGAGGAAACCCTTTCGACCAATACTACATCTAAAGCTACACCAAGTGTATCTCATGATTTAGGCGGTTCAATCGAAACTCCAACACAACCACCAGTTTCTAAAAAGACTGATGATGTAGCTGCAGCATTCGATGATTTATTTAACAATTAATAACCAAATTTTATGGCAAAACAGGAATTGGATTTAGCCGATATTCTAGCGAGTGAGCTAAATAAACAATCTAAAGACCAAAAAGTAGCATTCTTCTTAGATGATGATGCAACTCCTACAAACGTAGAGGGTTGGGTATCAACCGGATGTGCTACATTAGATGTTGCGATTTCAAATCGTCCTTATGGTGGATTGCCTGTTGGTAGAATTGTTGAGATAACAGGATTAGAACAAAGTGGAAAATCATTAGTATCTGCACACATTCTTGCTGAAACACAAAAGCAAGGTGGTGTAGCAGTGTTAATAGATACTGAAACTGCAGTGAGTAGAGAATTTCTTGAAGCAATCGGTGTGGATGTAAAGAAATTACTTTATGTATCAGCAGACTCAGTTGAACAAATTTTCGATTTTACTGAAACTATTATTGAGAAAGTTAGACAGACAGACAAAGACAGGTTAGTAGTAATTGTAACCGATTCAGTAGCAGCAGCATCCACTAAAACGGAGTTGGCTTCTGATTATGGTAAAGATGGCTATGCAACTGACAAAGCAATCATCATCTCAAAGGCGATGAGAAAGATTACCAATATGATTGGTAGACAAAAAATCTTATTAGTATATACAAATCAACTTCGTCAGAAAATGAACGCAATGCCGTTCGGTGACCCGTGGACTACATCTGGTGGTAAAGCCCTAGCATTCCATGCTTCGGTTAGATTACGTTTGAAAGGAATGGGACAGATTAAGATGAAGGTAAATGGTAACGATAAAATCGTTGGTATGAAAGTAAGAGCTCAAGTCGTTAAGAATAGAATGGGCCCACCATTAAGATGTGCCGATTTTGATATCTTTTTTGATAGAGGAATCGATAACTATGGTTCGTGGTTAGTGGTAATGAAAGATAATAAAATCGTTAAACAGGCAGGTGCTTGGTATGAGTATACCGATACCGATACTGGCGAAGTTATTAAATTCCAATCTAAAGATTTCATCACTTTGATGGAAAGTAGGGTTGATGTTAGAGACCAAATTTATAAAAAGATTTGTGAATCTACGATATTACAATACAAATCAGATACATTAGATATCGAAAATATGGAAATCGATGAATCTGGTGCAGGAATGGATGATTAATTTAAAAACAACACATTGAAAGCAATATACAAAAACATTTTAGAATCGGTAGAAAAAGAACATACTAGCAATTCTATTAAAACTAGAAATTCTAGAGTTCTTATCATTGATGGATTAAATACATTCATCCGTTGCTGGTCATCCATTCCCACAATGAATGATGATGGCGACCATTTAGGTGGTGTAACTGGTGTCTTAAAATCAATAGGTTACGCAATCCGTCAGGTTCAACCGACTCGTGTTATTGTAGTTTTCGATGGTAAAGGTGGCTCCCAAAGTAGAAAAAAGAGATTTTCGGGTTATAAGGCAGATAGAGACCCAAACAAACTTAGAGTGAATCGTCAATATGCCGGTATGATGAATATCGAGGATGAACGCGAATCAATGAAAAGACAATTTGTTTGGTTGAACGAAATGCTAAATTATCTACCTGTAACCAACATGATATATGATGGTGTAGAGGCAGATGATGTTATGGCCTACATCACTACACAACTACTTAAAGAGGACGAACAAGCGGTGGTTATGTCAACTGATAAGGATTTCCTTCAATTAGTTAACGAAAAAACCATCGTTTGGTCACCCACCAAAAAGAAAATCTATAATAGGAACGTTGTTAAGGAAGAATTCGGAATCGAATCAAAAAATCTACTTTTATATAGGGTATTGGATGGCGATAAATCAGATAATATACCAGGAGTTAATGGATGTGGTGTTAAAACCCTCGTAAAGAGGTTTCCAGAACTGACTGAGGATGTTAAATTATCTGTTGATGACTTATTCCGCCTATGTGATGAGAAGAGAGGTAAGATTAAGATATACGATGATATCCTTTCTGCAAGGGAGCAGATTCTTATGAATAGAGAATTGATGCAATTAGATGACCCCGATATAT